TTACCCCTCAAACTCCACTTCACAGGTATAATCTTGACTCGTTAGCCTATGCTCCACGCTTTTAATGGTAAATTCATTGCTCTCTAGTCCAGCGATACCTTTAAATTTCAGTTTCCCGCCTGCTACTATATTTGCACCAGGTAGTGAGCATCTACCATTTATACCGCCTCGTTGTAGCTCGTTTAGCTTACTTTCGCCTTGCTTGAAGGCTTCGCTATCTGTTTTTGGCTGCGGGATCTGCATTTTATAAATTTGCTCGCCCGCTCCAACCTTGATGCTTTTCGTTTTTCCCTCGCTCACGTCTTGCCATTCAAGTATCACAGCTGTATAGCTATTTCTATTTGCTTCGGTGATCTCAAGAGAGAAAAGCTCATTTAGGCTGAGTTCAAATTTAGGCAGATTTTCATTTTTTGGAGTGTTTGAGGTCTGGCTCTCATCTCCTTTGGCATCCATAGGAGTGATGACGATAGTGCAGTTTTTGACGAGTGCCTTATAGCCCGTCTCAAAGCAAAGCCCGTAAAGAAATTCAAGATCGCTCACATTATCTTGTAGCCTTGAAGCGATCGGTTGATCATCCCCGCTCGTTTTAGATGATAGGTTATTTTCAGAAGCTATTTTACGGGCGATCGCAAATACAGTGGTATTCTCCCAGCTCCTGCGTTTCTTTTCTTTCACTGGGCTTGCAAAATTGACTGCCGTTGCTCTGACTTCGGTCGTATTTGCTTTATAATCTCTACTTGCCGTTTGCACCGAAAATGATCCGCAAAGGTATAGATCCTCACCGTATCCAAGATAAAGCTCCAGCTTGTCTCCGAATACCGGCTTTGCAAATATTCCATTTACCTTTATACTGATCTCATCGCTTTTACTGCTTTCTTTGTCATCAAAGCCTATTTCGATTAGGTTTGCTTTGATCGTCTCGGTGATATCATTGCCTTTAGCTATGAGCTTAAAATTTGGCTTTCTTACCATAGCTTCGCTTGTTCCTTGGATTTTACTTCTTTAAATTCAGGCAGTATCACAGTATCGCCAGCTTTGAGTATCGGTTTTAGTTTTGTATTTACTGCTAGCACCTGCTCAAAAAATCTCAAATGCCCATAGTGTTTGAATACGATAGTATCCAGCCTTTCGTTATCTTTTGCCTTATAAATCATAATCTCTTTTAAGCTCCATCGTAAAAGTCTGAGTGAAAAATAGTCCATCTGCGGTGAATACGGCTTGTTTTTCACTTATTTTTGTGATTACAAACCTGCCAAAGTATTTACCCGCCCCGTTTGTGAGCGGATAGCTGCTAGCTAAATTTGCCAGCTCGTAAAGCCTTTTTAGAGCGGTTTGCTTATCACCTCGATACGGCAGAGTCTGTCCTTCGATATTGATAGTTTGATTGCCTAAATTTGCCCTAAATATCGCTTCATAATTTGCTATACGCTCATTTGAGCTGATACCAAACTCGGTTTCGATACTGATGCTGCCCACTTGTTTCCAGTTAAATTTAAAGCCGCCCAAATTTAAGACCATTTTTTACTCTCTTATTTCGGTATTTGCTTGATTAAATTGATCTCGCTGTATCGCTCGTTTGACGCTTTGAGTGAGTGCTCTTTCAAACTCGTTTAGATCAAATTTGCCCTCGCTTGTGGCGATATTGAAGCCGCCATTTAAATTTATGGTGATATTGCTGCCAGATGTAGTTTGGGTCACCATGGCTGGCTGGTGTGCGATGTTTTGCATAGGTGCTCTTGTCGGTGCGGCACCGTCTTTGCCAAATGCTCTTTCAAACACATCACTACTTTTACTCTCTTGCTTTAGCTCTTCTTCATCCCCAAAGCCAAAAAATTCTTTCGTGCCTTTCCATGCGTTTCCTAAAGCATCGCCGACCGTGCTTGTGATGTCGCTGATCCATGCAAATTTTTCGCCTATCCAGTCAAAAAAGCCGCCAAACAGCTCGTTCCACCATGCCACTACGCTATCAAATATCGATGTGAAGAAATTTGCCGTAGCCTCCCAGTATGGTCTTATGCTCTCCCAAAAATCACTGAAAAAGGCTTTTACTTTGTCCCAGTTTTCAATGAGCCACGCCCCAGCCATACCTATGCCAACTACCAAAGCACCGATACCTGTTGATATGAGAGCAAGGCGTAAAACCTTCATCGCCGTCGCACCAGCTAAAATAGAAGTGCGTAAAAACGCCATAGTTGCTCCAAGAGCCTTACTGACAGTTGAATATGCAGCCGTAAAGATGATGGCTGCTTTTAATCTTGCACCAACTAGCCACATACTAGCCGCGTGAGCCTTAGCAGCTATATTTGCCGCCAAGAGACTAGCTGCATGTCCTGCCCAGCGCACCTTTGCGATCAAATTTAGCGGGTTTAGCCAGCCTATAGCTTTTACAACACTCAAGAAGCCGTCCGCTAGGCTTAAAAGTGCGATTTTACCAATGAGTAAAAGCGGTTTAAATAACAAAAAGCCACCGATTGCATAACTAATTGCTTTACTAAGTCTTGGAAATTCACTGCTTAGCTTGCTGACCCAGCCAGCAAATTTACCTAGACCATCAGCCAATAAATTTATAAACGGCAAAAACGCCTCGCCCATCACTGAGCCTAGATTTCTCCAGCTTTGCGTAAGTCGCTCGATAGCCGATTTCGTGGTATTTAGTTTTGTTTGTAATTCTGCTTGCATACTACCTTTGGCTTCATTAGAGTTTGCCATCGCAATATTTTTCTTTAACTCATCGATATTAGTTACAAGCCCTGCTATCTCATCGCTAAAATTTCCGCCGACTAGATCATAAAGTAGTCCGGCTTGCTTTGATTTGTCCGCTTTTGAGATTTGTTCTAAAAATAGTGTGGTCGCACCTGCTGCGTCCTTTTGCAAGGCTGTTTTTAAATATCCTGCGTCAAGTCCGATACTTTGCAAAGCCTCCTGAAATGCCTTGCCTTTTTTATCTGCCATCGACAATCCTGAGTAAAGCGCGTTTAAGCTAGTGCCAACAACTGAAGCCTCTTTACCTGTGCTTAGCATGGTCGCACTTATTGCACTTGCATCTTTTTCGTTTAGGCCGATTAGATTAGCGTTTGCAGCAGTGCGTGCTGTGGCTTCAAATATCTCACTCGCATTTGCATTTGTTACTTTATTATCAAGCAAGTTCACCGCATCAAAAAACTCGGACATTTTATCCACGTCATTTATCTTAAAGCCTACTTTCATGTTGTTGCTTGCAGCACTTAGTGCCTCAGCACTCATCTCAAAGGCAACCGAGCCGGTAGCAAGAAGCTGGGTATATTTAATGAGCTCTTCACCTTTTAAATTTATCTTGCCACCGCCTGCTGCGATATTTGCTATATTTGTAAAGCTCTCACCAAGACGCGCGCTTACCTCTCTCATCCGTCCTTTTAGACGAGTTAAATTTTCTTCACTATCATCAACATATTTACGCACATTTGCAAAGGCCGCCTCATCGTCTATGGCAAGTTTGATTGATCCGCCAAGTATTGCGGAGTTTGCAAGAGAGCTCCAGCTTCCGCTTAACTCGCTAATAAGCTTACTTTTAGTCTCTCTTATGCTTGCTTGTAGATTACTTAGCTTTGTTTTATCTAGTGCGGTTATTGCTTTTTTAGCCTCACTTGCGCCACTTTTTAGCCCAGCAAATCCACGCCTTAAGCTGTCAATCTGTGATAATCCTTTAACCGCTAGACCGATACTGATACCTATTGCTTCATCTCTCATTTTTTACCTTTGCGCTTGATAAATTTTTATATCTTTGTGATATAATCACTCTCATGAAAATATTTTTAATACTCTTAAGCCTTGGCGTCATTTGCTACTTTTTGCCTAGCGGGTTTTGGGATGGCTTAGTAGCCACCATTTTAGGACTTGGCTTTTTGGGCTTGGCTATCGGCACGATAGGCTGGACGCTCAATACTCTTTCTCGTGCAACTAATGCACTAAAAAGAGAATTTTTAGGCGATACTAAAAAGTCTTAGCCTTTGCGATACGTTCGCTAATACCTACAAACTCACTAAAATCAACTATATCAAGCTTTAAAATTTCAATATATCCAAATCCTAAAATATGAGCGATTAGCGCAATATTTTCATTACTTGGCGCGCTCACTTTTCCTGCAAAAAATCCGCCACCGCCTTATCTATCACCTTAAAATCAAGCACATCGAGGTTTTCTATCTCATCATTACTCATATTTGTACACGACATACACAGTTTGATATTTTTTTCATCATCGGTTTTTTCTTGTGAAGCTATCCTCATCACGCGCACAGTCGGCGCGTAAATTTCTATCTCATCGCCCCTAATTGGTAGTTTTATTGTTACTTTTCTCATCTTTTATCCTTTTTTATTCGCTTAAATTTGACCTGACTTTTGCCAAATAATCCACTCCGCCGATAAGGCAAATCATGTTTTCCACATCAAAGACTATCATCGGGATCTTGTCAATATTTAGATCGAGGAAGTGCACCGCTAGCTTAACGTTGACTTCCATCTCTTTACCACTTTCAAAGCTGCCCGGATCTATCTCTATGATGTCTCCTGTGACCGCCATTGAAAATGGCATCGGCTCACGACCAGCTTGAAATATGCTTGCCTTGAACAAAAATGGAATTCTGTTTTTCCAAGTGTTTAAGCCGTATCCTAAGAACATGTTTTTATCGAGGATATTTAGCTTAAATTCCATCTCAACGGCCTTTATTGAGCCGCTTGCAAAATTTCCGCTCAGCGCTCCTTTCATCTCTACCATCTCTTGCTCGATCTTTGGTATCGTTAAAGACTTGACGACGCCTAGATAGCCTTGCCCGTTGATGTAGACGTTTGCTTCTTGCACTACTTGAGGTATCTGTCTTTTTACCATTTTTTACTCCTTATTTGTTTAGATCGTTTAGTAAATTTTCGCTGTATTTATCCACATAGATAAAATCAAGCGTAAGCTGTTTGACGATAGGATTGTTTTGCATTCTGACATCAAGGTAAAATTTGCCCGCTGTGATATTTGCGAGCGTATTTTTCTCGCTCCAGCTGATCTCATATCCAATAAGTACCTTTGCACCAACGAGAGAGCGAAGCAACTCATCTACACTTCTTTTTGCGTGATAAAGCTGATCGGCACGCCTATCGATCGCGAATAAAACGCCTTTTTGGCAAGCTTCGCTGATACGATCAAAAATCCTAACACGGGCTAAATCTTGCCAGATGGTATCTTGATCGCTAGTTTCACCACCCCATGCCCTAAAGCCGCTTTCTCTGATGATAGTTGAGATATGAGCCCCGCGTAGCTCATCGGCCGTGCATGTTTCACCCAGCTCGAAATCTACGTCTATCTGCGTGCCTGATACTCCTATCATCACTCTGTTTGAATAGCTGTCGGCGTATCCAAACTCGCTACTACCATCAGTGTGAGCTATCATTCCCGCTAGCCTTGCGCTTTGTCCCTCAAACATATAAGCATTCGTCTCGTCATCCCAAACTTTGACATTTGGATAGCTTGCAATGAGCCTGCGCGATCCAAAGTTCGCCATTTTTGTGATAGCACCAGCTGCATCATCTGCTTTTAGATCGATGATACCAGTAGCTTTGAGCCTTTCGCTCATCTTTTCGATCGCTCCTTTTATGGCGTCCTCATGAGAATACTCAGGTGCTATGATGATGTTCGGGCGATAGCCAAATTTCGACTTTGCATTTTTGAGCGCTTCGATAGCCGCTTTGCATTCTGTGATCTCGTCGTTCGTATCGCTATCGTCGTCTTTGGTAAATACGCTTAAAATAATCTGCGTATTTACCGCCTGATCTTCGATGCCCTTTAACGCCCTATAAATCGAGCCTTTTTTAAAGGCTTGGCTAGCGTCCTTTTTTGCTTTGTATTTTGCCTCTAACGCTTCAAGCGCCTTTGCCGTCGTCATGAAAAAATGTAGGCCGTTATCTAGGACCTCCTCGTATCCTGCGATTCCTATAGGCGTCGTGCTTTCTACGCTGATAGGTCTTGCGGCCTCGGCTGAAATGGTTACGTTTACTCCGAACTTTGCTGCCATACTATCTCCTTTTAAAATTTGTTGATGATTTCTACTTGAAATTCTTTTTTGAACGTCAGCCCTATAAAAGCTTCCAGCGCTCTTTTGCTGTCGCCGACTCCGTATTCGTCCGCCTTGTTTCCAAGCAAGATGCACCCCTGCGTATCTTTTGGGACGTTGCCGCTATGGATGAGTATGCATCTATCTTTCGGCACTTTTTCGCTATAAAGCAGCGGCAAAAGCCTTTGAAATTTGCCGCTTTCATGCCAGGTCGTTTGGTAAACTCCGGCCGGTATCCGCTTATCGCGACCTCGCTCTATGGTATCAGGACCCGCGGGCTCAAGCGTAAAGCCCTCTAGCAGCACGCGCCTATCTTGCGAAACTAGGCGAAATTTGCCTATCGTGCCGTCGTAAATCTCTTTAGTTCTCTCGACTATCAGCTTCATTTTTGCTCCCTTATTTGATTAAATTTATTGCGGCGACCGCGATCAATATAACTGCCGCAACGATGACGAAAGTCTTGGTCGAGGGTTTCATTCCTTGACCTTTTTGAGCGGATGAAACGCCCATACCGTCTCTAAGGCTTTCTTATCTTCCGCTTGGGTATATTCGTGCCAGTTTGAGGCATTTGCGCCGGCTATGTCCATGAGCTTCCAGCCTACGTAAATTCTTATATAAAAGCGCTTGCTCCACCTGATCGTGCGGTAGTAGCCAAATCTACTCCTGCCGTCTTTGAGGCGGCACTCCACCTTGCACCACGAGCTTACCCTGCCGCCGTTTGAGGTGACGGTCGGGTCTCCTATCGTAACTACGCTAGCGGGATCTATATCGTCCATCTTGATGCCTAGGTATTTGCTTGAAAAATAGCCTATTCGGTTTCTATATAACCAGCAAAGGCGCGCGAAATAGGTGCGGTTTTTAGGAGGCGGGAAGTGATCCCGTCTCCACCCGCCGTCGCCGTTTATAGCTGCGTTTTGCCCATCGTAATAGTCGTTTGCGTCCTCGAACCATCTGGCCCATTTGGGCAGACGATCGTCGCTAGGATTTGTAAAAGCTAGAGCTATGGGTACTACTACGAAAGAGACTATCTCAAGCGGAAGCTCGATAGCTATATTTTTTGAAATTTGTAAAATTTCCTTACTGCTTAGCCTTCTCATTTTCTTTCTCTTTTTGCGTTTTCGTTTCTTTTTCTTCGCTTTTGTATTTCGGGCTTTTCGGGCAGCCCTCCCACGGGCAATCGCCTTTTTTATCTAGTTTACTTGAGCAAATTTCGCAGCGTTTAGTTTTCTTTTTCATTTTCATCTCCTTTTTCTAGGGCTTGTTTTTGGGCTAGTAGCCCTTTGTATTCCTCGCGAAGCTCGGGAAGAGCGCTATCGTTGCCGATGAGTATCGCATGGCGGATATAGTTTTCGGTTTCCTCTATTTGAGCATTGACGTCGGCTAGGGCTTGAGCGTCTTTCTCCTCTTGAGAGAGCTCTTCTATCTCAAAGAATATCCTGAAGCTATCTTTTGTCTCTTCGCTTTTTAGAACGAGTTTTTTATTCGGGTCGTCGTTGCTGGGCACTGGATCTTCCGTCACCCTCTTGTATCCGTTTTTTACGAGATCGTCATTGCTCAAAAAGGATACGTACATGAGCCCATCGTTCGTTTCTATGAGTTCAAGCTCTTGGGTTTGTTTTGTTTTGGTATTGTATAGTTTCATTTTCATTCCTCTACTTCTATTTTGATGCTATAGAAATTGACATGGCGACCGTTGTTTACCACGCAACGTCTTTGTATTTTGATAGTAGTATCGTTTAGAATTTCTATTTTGACGTATAGAGTGCAATATTCCTCGCCATTGTCGTTTCGATACGCCTTATGTGCTGCTCCGGCTGAGCCTAGGAAGTTGGCTAGGGGATATGATACCGATCTGGTATTGCTACCGTTGCCCGGTATTTCTTGAACAGTCGTGATCTTTAGCTTGCTGATTTCCTTGATGTTGCCTTTGGTGGATACTTGGTCGGTATACACCTGCCCACCACCATCAAAGTATTTAGACGCGTTTTCGGAGAAAAGGACGTCAGCTTTTTGATATATCTGTTTTTGGACTCCTGATAGCATATACCACATCACACTCGTCCTATACTGATATATCCGTCGTGCCAAACAAAATATGCAAAGGTTTCTGTTGCTTGGAGATTTGTCGGTGTTGTTCTCCATTTTATGTTTGAGGCATATCCTGTTATATTCGCAGCAGCATTGCTTAGCGTAATTACCCCACTTTGTCCTTTGATACCGTTGTTTAGGGATAGTACTCCACTACCTGTTAGCGTAAGCTCAAAGTTGTCAGCCTTTGATAAATCAATAGTAGGGTTTGCTTGACTTGCTGTATACACAGAAGTAGCGTTCCGACGATCTAGCTTAAAGAGTTTTAGAGTCTCGCTAAACTTATCTGCCTTTACAGCTCTTAGCCAGTTCTGCCCGTCTTGTTGCGTGTGCCTGAATATTATTTCGTTTGAAGGAGCAAACAAGTAACCTTGTTCGTCAGCAGACATTTTAAACTGAGTAGCTTCAATGTGTCTACCCGCAAAATCTCCGTTACTGTTTCTTAAAACCGCTGTGTCAGGATAACTCCCAACAGTTAAAGCAGCCGCTACAATGCTCCATCCGATTGTGCTATTTTCTGCTTGAGATCCCCCAAATCCTGCACGATATCCTTCCGCAGCACCTTTTTTGTGCCAAAGGATATTATAGTCATCCCCGTCTCTTATAACGTGGATAAGCCCGTACGCTGAAGGATTGTTTGAGCCTTGAATAGAGTCATGGTTGTAGCTATACCAGCCAGCTTCTACAGTTTTCCAGAAACCTACCGAAGCATAGTCTCCTTTTGGTAGACCACGCTTTACGAGAGCATGTTCGACTTTAGCGAATGCTGAGCTGTCAAGGCCGTCTAGTTTGTCGCTATCGGCGGCTTTGGCGGTTGAGTCGAGCTTTCCATCATTTAGAGCATTTATACTCTCTTTTAGAAATTTTGTTCTATTTGCCAGCTGTTTTGCTTGTTTGTTTGAGATACCATCTATCCCGCCCACCACTGGGTCGGTGACTTCAAGCTGATAGATGCCTTCTTCCCACTTGTTTTCTTCTTTTAGATTAGCCATTGTATGCTCCATAGTTGAATTGATCGTTGTATTTTATTTGCCCGTTGTAGATCACGCCGCTTGCTCTATGATCTATACTCACGAGCACACACCTTGCAGGAGCTGCACTCTTGGCAGCCTCGCTTATGCGCTTTGCATTTTGCTTTGAAAGGGGGATGCTAGCAATGATGCTATACTCCGCCCAGTGAGTGTTGCTACCATAAAACCTGTTTTTATCATGCCTTATGGATCCGTCATATTTTTGATTTAGGTTACCCTCGATGATGACTGCACCACTATCTACGCTTTGCACCGCTTTTTTCACAGCATAAAACGAACCGCTGTAAAAGTGAATTTTAAATGCGTTTTTTATCAGCCACCTAGCGTTCGTTTCATTTAGTCCGTCTATATCTACATCAAAGCTAGCTGCTAAAATCGGCAGCAAAGAGGCCGGACAAGAATTGGCGAGCGTATCTATGACGCTGATGTCAAGACTTTCAAGCCTAAGCCCAAAAAGCTCATCGAGCAGCTTATCAAGTTTACTTTTATGATTTGGTAGCAGGCTCATAACTCGGCCTTTTTATAGCTTAGATTAAAATTTAGCCTTATGAAACTATCATCATTTACTTTTGTATCAGCAGTGGGAGCTTTTAAATTTACCCGATATACTCCGTTTTTATGAAGCACAGAGTAGATATAGCTTAAATTTAGATCCTCGCCTAAATTTAGACTGCTCCTACTTGTCTTTATCGTTTTATCGATCTCATCTTGTAAAAACATATCGGTTAGCTCGAGCTGGGCGCTGATTTCCACATCTTTGATAGTCGCGTTTTTGACATTCACTGTATCGGTGAGCGGCCTGACTTTCTCGCCATTTAGATGATCCTCTACGCTTTGACGCGTAGCCTCGCTCATATCGGAGGTTTTCAAATAGACATTCACGATACCGGGCCCGCCGTTTAGCACGCTTACTTCCTCAACCTTTGCATTTGCAGATAATGCTTGATAGATATAGGCTTTTGCACTTCCCGCCGTTGAAAATCTTTCAAGCGAAAGCACGGCTCGCTCACGAAGTCTCTCGTCGCTTTCAGCCTCCGCTCCACCAGTGAAATTTGATGTTTGTTTGGCTTTTAAAACAAATGGCAGCGGTGTTTGAATGAGCTCGCATTTGAGCGCGCTTTCTTTTACAAATTCATCGAGTATGATTTTGCCGGTGGCTTTTAGCTCGCCTTGTTTGATAGTCACACTATCTTTGAGGATAGCGATGTCACTTTTTTCACTTGCAAATACGCTCTTTGCAGGCACGATAGTATCGCTATCTTTTGTGATGGATAGGCAAAGCTCGATGTCAGCTGTTGGCTTTTCTCCTTTTAGCCTCTCTATACCATAGATCGCTACTACGTTGTCAAGATCGCTGCCTGAGGCATAAGGCAAAAGCATGCTTTTCACGCTTTCGTTTATGCGAGCCCTTAAAAGCAACTCACGATATGCAAGCGTTTCAAGTAGGGCCGAGTAATTGTCACTTTCAAGCAGCGCGATCTCCTTATCTGGTAGATAGCTTTTAAAAAGTTCTTTAACGCTTTTTAAAATTTCGTTATAATTAAGCTCTTCGATCACGCCCGGATACGGTAAATTTTTTAAAAAGCTCATAGCTCTATCCCTATCTCGTCGCCGCTAATTAGAGCGATCTTGAAATTTAGCCTATGGTCTTTTAGGCTTATTAGTTTTACTTCGTCTATCTTCACTCTTTTTTCCCATCTCTCTACGGCTTCTATGACGTAGCAGGCAAGATCGGCTCTAAACTCGTCGTCTACCTTGCGGTCTATTAGCTCGAACAAGCGGCTGCCGTATTCTGGCAGCATAACCCGCGAGCCTAGAGGCGTGAGCAAGATGTCTTTTATGCTCTGTTTTATATCCGCTAGATACTTTGCCATCAATCCCTCGCTAGTCCGTTGTTGGTATGGTTGGTTAGATCGCCTCTGCTATCGCTCACGCTTCCGCCAAATTTAGCGTCGCCACCGGTGCTGATCGAGCCTGTTATCTTTACGTTTCCGTTTATCTCAAAGCTTCCAGCCCCGCCATCACTTCCAGCTGTGTTTATACTGCCTTGTATCAAGGTATTGCCAAGAAGTTTTATGCTTGGGCTTTTTATCTGCGTATCAGTCGCCTCTACCTTTACGTTTTTTGCTTTCACGTTCGCATTCTCACAGGTTATGTTTATTTGCTTCGGGCTTGAAATCTCAAGTGTAGAACCGCTTACGTCGTAGCTTATCTTTACACCATCCTCGAATACGCAAATTTGCTTGTTTGTATCGGTGCTTGGTGCAACGTGAGCGCTTTGATAAATGCCTCGAAGCACTATGCCGGCATTTAGGCTACCGCGAATAGGAAGCACTAAGCATTGCTCGCCGACTCTAATAGGAGTCCAGCTTCTGGTAAAAGAGTTGGCTAGCTGCATGACGGGCAAAAAATCAGTCACCATGGAGCCGATAGTTACGCGCGCCCTGTCGCCGGATATTTCACTTATAATGCCAAGCTCTATCATTTGAGCCTATCCTTTATCTCTTTGACGTCGTCATGTATCTCGTTTAACTTTTTATTGTTGGCGTTATGATTATCTCTCATCTTTTCAGCTAAATTTCTCATCGCAAAGGTATTATTATTTACGACCTCATTATTTTTCTCGTTTGCGCGTATAACAAGATCAGTCATCTTGGCTGAGGATCTTTGCGAAAAATAAAATATGATCAAGATGAGTGCAACAAATATAAGCACCAAAAACACCAAAAATTCATTCAGTCCCCAGCCACCCGCACCATTTATCGCGTGACCAAGTTCCCTGATTATGTCATCAGTCCCATCTTGTCCGTTTATGATAGTGCTACCCTCTGCCGTATAATCTCTATTCATTTACTCTCCCCTATACATTGCCTAAGTAGATCCTCGCACTGCAAGTAATAGATCATCAAAGCTTTATGACTTTCGAAATTTCCTTTATTCAGCGGCTTATTTGGCATATTGGCGTCACATCTGACAGGCACGAGCACATCTTTATATATGATATGCGGCTCGACTACCTGACTCGCACAGCCGCTGAATAAAAGCAACGTCAGGCACATCAAAAATAAAATTTTCATTTAAATAGCTCCTTATAAGCCTTCAACTCCGCCTCGCAGCTTTTGTTCTCGATATAAATTTTCTTTACTTTCGCAACTGCCGGCGACTCTTTGGCTTCGGTCCTCACCTGTGCCGCCTTGATAGCGTTGTTTTGCAAGGCGATGTGAGCATTGCAAGCGTTTAGGTTATTTGCACTCGTCGCGTAGTCTTTCGTAAGACGCTCTTGCTTTTCGTTGCAGACTTTAAGCTCGCTACTTAAAAGAGAATTCACACTTTCAAGCTTTGAATTTTCCAAAAATAGATTTAGGCAAAGAATGCCTATAAATGCAGCCAGTCCAAAGCCAAGAAAAGATGTGAATTTACTCGTTAAAAAGTCCATTTAAAACCCTTTTTGCACGATTAGGAGTTTGTTTCGCCCAAAGCGAGTTCATACCACTTTGATAGGCCTGACGATATTCGCCGACCCTGATATGATGAAGCGTAGTGACGAATTTCTTTACGCCTGGCACTCCTATTTGATAACACATTTCTATTACCACGTCTTGTACGTTTTTTGGTTTATCAGTAAGCCAAGAAAAGGTGCCAAATACTTCATCCTTGAGCTTTTTTATTTTTAAATTTAAGATTTGATCTGCTACCTCACGGCTCATCGGCTCTACCTTGCCGCCATTGAGTGCTAGCTCATCACGCGTGAGTGAAGATACTTTAAAGCCATACCCGACCGTCCTAAAGCCTCTTGTGTCTTCATATACGTGGCTATCAAAGCCTTCGTTTTCTTTGATGCTTGAAAGTAGGCTCATTTTTATTACTCCGCATCTTCATCTTTATTTCGTGAGGATTCGTCCTCATCCAAATTTTCAAGCTCATCTTCTAGCTCTTCTATCATTTTGCTTTGGATGTAGATCTGCGCCTCGTTCTCTTGTAGCTCCACGACCGCCCCCTCTAAAAAGAGGCGGCCTTGTATGGATGAATTTTTCAAGACCCTAAATTTCATTACGCTTTCTCCATCAAAGTGACCCATTTTTTGATGACGACTTGGTAGTCGATAGAGACGTCAAATACATACTTCAAAGCGCGCTCCTCTGCGTCATACCAGCGGTTGCGCCTGATGTCAAGCACCATTCCAAGCACTAGGTTTTTAAGCGGGGTCGCCATATATACGCCTCTTGGCATCAGTGGCGTGACTTCTAGCGGGATACCTAAAATTTTCTTAGCTCCGCCCTCGATGAGATGTGATACTGAGTTAAGTGCGGCTAGCTCTTTATTGTATTCTTGTGCGTCAGCAGTGTTTATGAGGATCACGGCCTCGCTTGAAATGTCCGCATGGATAGCCTGTGCTAGCGTAGAAAGCCTGTCGCTGATTTTCTCAGTGCTAGCGTATGTTACCTTTGTTGTTTCGCTAGCATCTTTTGCTACTTGTATCCAGCCTTTGTGAAGTGTCTCGAAAGTATTGTTGTAGGTGTCGCTGTTGCCCTTAAAGCCTAAAAGTGCCATATCGTTGCCAAATGCCGTAGCGAATTTTGAGAAAGTCTCGCTCTCGAAATTTGGGTTTGAGGCATTGTCGTCCAGTGCATCTTGCAGGATCCTCGCAAAGAGCTGAACGTCTTTTGCTTCAAGCTTTGCACCTACTACGCCAAGTGCTGCACGTTGTGCCTCCGTAGGTTTTGAGCCGCTTGGTACGCGAACTAGGATGCCTTGAGCGATGTCCCATGCGTCAAGCTCTTTGCTTAGTTTGCCCATTTTTTCGACATGAATTTTGCTTAAAAAGCCGTTTTTCTCTTTGATGACATCAATGAAGTTATGCGCCTGCTCCGGCGTTAGCGATCCGCTTAGTGTTACGCCGGTAGCACTCATGCTAGCTTTTAAAATTTCGTTTAATCCGTTCATTATAGTATCCCTCCGCTTGCGCTATTTTCAGATTTTTTTAACTCTTCGCTTTGTTTTGATTTGCTTAGCTCTTTATTTACGTCCTCTAACTTTGTGCTCAGTTCGTTTATTTGCTTGCTAAGCTCCTCGATTTTGGCGTTATTCGCCGCTTCGTTTTCGTTTAGCTGCGCTTTTACGAGCTCAGCGACTTCTTCTTTATTCATATTCTCTCCTTTGGATAAAATTTCGTCTTTATTCATATCTTTTGGCAAAAGCCCCTTTACGACCTCTTTGATAGTTTCAATAAGTCCTTTCGGCTCTATCTCTTCACTTTTGATAATGCCACTTCCATACATTGAAAGCCCCGAAAGCTGACCGCTTTTTATGAGGCTTCTTAAATTTTCATCTTCTATTTTTATGCCTACAGCCCAAGCTCCGACCTCGTCAAAAAATTCATCCTTGCTTTTGACGATCCAGCTTTCGCAGATGTAGGCATTTGCGATGTCGAAGTTATGATTTACATCCACACAATAGCTAAGATCCGCCCGCTTCATGAAGTTATAGGCAGCTTTTTTGATCTCTTCGCTGTTTGCGTAGTCTCCTTGGCTATCGACTTCGTCTGGTGCATAGACGATGCCATAAACTACGCCTTGCTCTTCGTCGCTTTTTTCAAAATCTACGCGCAAGAGCTCGTCAAATTTCTCATCTTTGTAGATGATCTTTTTGTTATTTGCACCTGCTGCTACGAGTGAGATTAACTTCACTTGCATATTGGTTATTTCTCTGGCCACTAGTTACGACCTCCTTGCTTTTTGGCGGCATTTTGACAAAAAAATGAGTTTTTAAAAACCTAAATAGCACATATATGTCGTATTTAGCTGGAAATTGAAAAATTTTTTACGTAAAATTGAGCCAAACAAAATAAAGGTAAAAAATGGACTTGATTTTTAAGGCGGCAAGTAGTGGAACTGATAGCTTTCAGCTACGAGAAGAGAGCAAAGACGGTAATGGGCTGATCGCACCGTTTTTTGATTTTGACGCGCTGCTTAATCTATTTTATGCAAATACATTTCATCGCCGTTGCATCCAGCTTAAAGCCTCGCTACTTTCAAATATAGAAGATGGCTCTAGGCTTGAGGGGCAAAGCATGACGCCAAAAGAATTTTTATACGCTTTCATCTTAAATCTTGAAATTTTCGGCAACGCTTTTGTAGAAATCGCTGGCAAAAATCTTTATATATTGCCGTCTTTAGAGGGGCGGGTCAATGAAGCGCACGAAGTCTTTCAAGTTAAAAATGCTCGAAAGATCCCGCTTACCGGTAAACATCTATATTATTACTCGCCAAGGAGTAGATTTTACGGCGAGCCTGATTATTTGGGCGCGCTCTTAAGCATTCTCACAAATCAAAAAGCCGACAGCTTCAATAACGCCTTTTTTGAAAACTCGGCACGTGCTGATACGGCTATTATATTTGAAAACTCTGAGCCAGACGAACAGCAGCTAAACGCATTTAGGGAGTTTTTTAGCTCAAATTTCAAAGGCTACGATAAAGCACATAAGACGATCGTGATGACGGCTGCTGGAGAAAACGCAAAGATCAGGATAGAAAACCTAAGCAAAACGGAAGACATTAGTTTCGAAAAGCTTAAAAATTTAAACCGTGACGAGATCATAGCCGCTCACGGTGTGCCACCAAGAATGTTAGGCATCATGAGTGCGGGGCAACTTGGCGGAAGCAGTGAGGTTACTCAGCAGCTTCATAGCTTCAATGAACTCACCATCATACCAAAGCAAGAGCAGATTGAGTGGTTTTTCGACTCGATCGGCTACCCCATAAAGCTCAAATCTATCGATGTCAGCAGCTTCAAAGACGATAGCGAGCTGGTTACCGGGCTAGTTGCAAACGGCATCTTAAGTCTGAGCGAGGCAAGAGGAATTTTAGGATATGAAAAATAAAGCGATTTAAGATGTTTCAAGGCGTAAGGCGATAAAAGATACCAATAAAATCTTTTCGTTGAAATTGAAGCCGTTTTGAAGCTTTTTGAAGCGGGTTTTAATAAAGGAGTAAAAGCGTTGCAAGAAATCATAAAAGAAATTCGCAGATATAACGCATTAAAAATGATAAGCGATGACGAGATTGTGCCGTATATCGAGATGGCTGATTTTGAGATGAGTAAATATAGCGTGGATAGTCTAAACAAGCTAAAAGCCGCAGCCTTTCTCACGCTCGCACTGCTAGGTCAAAAGCTGTGGCTAAAGGTTCAGCAGCGAGCTAACGAATATGACGAGAGCTTAGATACATTTAAGGACGTGAGGCAGTGGGAGGAGTATTGGATGGATAAATTTTATAAGCTTACGACCAAGAAAAATACGAGCGGCTATCTTTATGCCGCTATTTAGGAGATATAATGAATAGGGATATAAACGAAAGGGAGCTTTTGGCGATATGCGAGGAGCTTATCAAAAAGCACGAGGATGATTATAAAATTTTCATATCCGAGCGAAGCTTTTTAAATCACGCTCAATATAAAGCGGTCTTAACGGTCATCGTTCCGATAAGCTCGGGCGAAGCGTCGCTAAAATCTTTAATGAGTCTAACACCGCTTTTGATATTCAAAAATTCAAGTGTAGATGCGACCGATGAGCGCGGCGTAGACATTTTAAATTTTGATTTCACGCTCGATTACTTCGTATCATCGAACATGGAGGAGTGATGGCGTATCAAAAACAGACAAAAGAACTGATCGTAAATTTACTGGACTCTGGATGCTCTTTAAGCGAGCTAAGCAAGGAATACGGCATAAACATCACCACTCTTTCACGCTGGAAAAATCAAAACAAAAACAAAGACGATGAGATCACGGCTACAAATCTAAAAGCTCAAATAAAGCAGCTAAGTCGTGGCAAAAGCACGGATAGTAAAGCCAAGCAAATCGCTATGCTTAGCGCCTCTCTTGCCCGCCTTGAAGGTGAAGCTCGTAAAAAAGAGAAGGTGAAAAATAAGAAAAAGCCGCTTATGGTGATGAATGCCGACTATGAAAATTTAAAAGCAAAGGCGCTTGATGAGGGCGGGTTATTTAACTATCAAAAAGAGTTTTTAAACGACGCCTCACAGTTTCGCATCGTGCTAAAATCTCGTCAGATAGGTTTTTCATATGTCTCAAGCCTTGATGCGCTACTTGGAGCGGTAGCAGGCCGCAATCAGCTATTTTTATCCGCGAGCGAGGAACAAGCGCGCATCTTGATGAACTATCTCGAGCTTTGGGCAAACAAGCTTGGTGTGTTTTTTACAAAAGATAGCGAATACGAAAAGACGCTTGAAAATGGTGCTACAGTTCGTGTGATGGCGCATAACTTCCGTACCGTGCAAGGCTTTACGGGTGATATTTGGATGGATGAGTTTGCCTGGTATGCCAATCAAAAAAGGATCTGGCATGCTTTTGTTCCATCTATCGGAGCGGTCGCGGGCAGGCTCACTATCCTCTCTACTCCGTTTGAAGAAAACAGCCTGTTTCACGAGCTTTTTAGCGATGAAGTAAAATATTATATGTTCTCACGCCACCGCGTGGATATTTACCGCGCCATAGATGACGGGCTAAATTTCGATCTTGAAACTATGCGTGCACTCTTTGACGCCGATACATGGGCGAGTGCTTATGAGTGCGTATTCATAGACGATGAAAATGCCTTGCTTAGTGTCGAGCTCATCAAAAGCTGCATCAAGGATTACCGCGTAACCTTGCCACCTAAAAACGTGCCACAATATGCAGGCTTTGACGTGGGACGCACAAAGGATCGTAGCGTGCATATCAGTGTTTTTGATGATAACGGCATCAAAAGTCTTTGTGTATATGATGTGCTTGCTAAGGCAAGCTTTGAGGCACAAGAGCAGCTACTCATAGATTTTTTGCGTCTTAACCCACTAGCCATGCAAAAGATAGATAAAACAGGTATCGGTATGCCGGTAGCTGAGCGGCTTAAAAGGCACTTCCCATCGCGCGTACAAGGTGTGTATTTTACAGCTAGCAGCAAAGAAGCGATGGCGTTAAATTTAAAAAAGCACTTTGAGGATAAAACGATCGTTATCCCAAATGACCCTGCCTTGATAGCCGATCTGCACGCTATCAAGCGCAAAGCCGGAGCCAAAAGTTTTACTTATGACAGCGACCGCAACGAGCACGGACACGCCGATCGTTTTTGGGCTTTGGCTTTGGCGCTTAGTTATTTTGAGAAAGTTAGAGATAGAAGGGGTAAGGCGTATATCATCTAACTCTCCAAGTTATTTATATTAGAGAATAGCTCTTGTGCAAATTTAGTATCTTGCCAACCTAGCTCAAATATCTGAGGTTTTGCGCTTTGAGTATCTTTTTGCACACTAAATCCATCCGTATAATACTCGAACGCTATTATTTTGTTCAAAGGGATCCTAAAATTTTTAAGACCACCCGAAAAATAAATGCTTTTATTGGTGACTATCAGAGATCCGCTTGTTTTTGGACCGGCTTCTTCATAATTTACTTTATTGCCTTGAAATTTTCCGACTCTATAATTGATACCTTTTGCCAGTCTTACGCTTACGCCTTTTGAGCCACCGACGTATTTCGTCTTGGTTTTGATCTCGAAATATTGTGCATCTGCAAATATCCAAATGACCTTTTCGCCTTTTTGAAAATTAAAGGTAGTATTGCCGATCGCCTTTACCTCGACACTTGGAAATTTACCATCAGCTATATCATTTATGATCATAGCTTTTAATAGATCCTTATAGTCCTCATCATCATTTAAGGCCGGAGAGTTTGAGAAGTTATAGTGATTTATAAATTTTATCAAAAAATTTCTTTCAAAATCATCTAGATGTCTATCATAAAGAGATTTTTGGATAGAGCTTTTTATAGCTCCTATTAAAATCTTATTCTGCCACTCCCTAGTAACGCCCATCAGCACGGTGTCGATTTGAGAGACTAACGCCTCAAAATCGTTACTCCGCTCATCCAGAGCTGTATGAACTATATTTTTTATTTTGTCTTGATTATTTTTAAAATTTTGTTCGCACTCTTTGTGAGCGCTTTTAAAAAATCCGGCAGGCAGTCCGCAATATATACATGTCCCCATCTTGGCCTCTTTTTGTTTTTTGTATACTGATTATATCGAATTTCTATATGCATTATGATAAAAAAATTAGATTTAGGGTGGGGCGAGATATTTACTTTATTTAAACTCTATTTTTACCTCTTGAATGATCTTTTGTCCGACATCCTGCGCAAAATCTTTTAGCGCACGGTCTAGTCCGCCACCGGTTTGATAAATTTTAAAAGCGTTTAGTAGATATGGATTTGCTTTTGTTCCCGGATGATTTACTTTTTTGCCAAAAAATAGCCCGGCTTTCGTATTTGCCAGCGCCTTTTTATTCTTTGGTCTTATTATGTGTGCCTTGGTACCGCCATGCACATATTTAGCATACGGTACGGCCTTTGTTTGCGTTATCGTTACGCCGCTAGCGGTAGCATTTCTTGCTTTTATATCTCTTTTTAGCCGTCCGGTCACGATCGGCGCGGTTTTTTCTTTTGCGATATTTGCGATCTCGCTTCCAAGCCTGAAGCTTAAATCTTTGAGCTCTTTATCAAAATTTCTCATTTTTTACCTTTGAATATCTCTTTTATCTTGACGAGTGCATCATAAAAAGAGCCCTCAAATTTAGTCTCTTTCACCGGCTCGAAGGCATCGTTTTCAAAGACAAACTCGCAGATCTCACTCATCATCACATCGTCTTTTGCCGCCCTTAGATCCTCGTCTCTCACGTCTATATCAAATATATACGCTATTTTGCCATCAGGCGTTATCTTGTAGATACCAAAACCATAATCAGGAGTGCCTTTTGTATAGGCTGGCACTTGATCGTAGTCCTCGAGCCCTTTTAGCCTTATCTCCCAGTCAATGTCTTCGTAAATATATATGTGAAATTGTCTCTTTGCCATTTGATGATCTCTCTTTTGCCTATTTGGGCGTTATTATTAAAATAACTTTTTAAGTTGTCCTTGTTTTGTTTGTCTCGCGGCCTATACGCACTTACGATATTTTCGCCATCAAACACCATGAAAAGCCCATTTTGAGTCTTCGCGATGAGCTTGTTTTCCTCACCTCTTTTAGGTGAAATTTCAACGATAGAATTTAGCCCCTTTATTATATCGCTTTTGCTTACGTCTTTGTGCTTTTTGAATATATGAGTGTTGTTAGCCTTTAGCACTCTCTCGACCCCTGTTTTATCTATATGCCTTATCGTCTCGCCATTTGAAAGAGGCGATGTGTTCCTCATCTTTACGCCTCCAACTTCTTCCTCGCCTATCCACACAGGTACGATCTCGGTGCGACATCTGAAATGATACGGCGGTAGGCCAAAATCATCGCTTAGTTTGTCGCTTTTACCAAGATACGGTTGCGTGCGCCACACGGCGGCCGCCTTTTTATCGGCGAGATTAACAGCGTTTAAGATATTTTGCGCTTGCGTTTCAAGATGATCTGCCGGGATGATACGCCCGTGCATCGAGCGGCAAATCTGAGTAGTGCGCGCATCCATCACGGCGAGGACTTTATAATACTTCACACCATGCTTTGCTCCCTGCGTTACGGTAGCGACATTGCCCGCTTGAAGGCTTATGTGATCACTCACGCCCTGAAAATACCGCTCATCTGCGTTTATTATAGAGCCAAATTCCTCTTTTAAACGCGGGGCTATCTCGTCAAAGGCTATTTCACCGGTAAAGACCTTTTCGATGCTGTCTTTTAGCCTATCTTGCAAGCTTTTGTTATATTCTTTGCCCATCCAGTAAAAGCCTTTTCGCATCGCGTCTATCGCCCGGGCATCCACTGCGTCAAATGCAAAATCTATCTTTTTGCCTAAATTTGCAGCTACTTTTTTGACCGCCTCTTTGGCGAGCAAGGCGTAGATCGCTTCAAGATCTTTTGGTAAAACGTTTAAATTTGCACTTTTGCACTTATCGATAAGCAGCTTTTTAAGCACTTCAATATCTATCATCTCCGAGCAAAGCGCTAAAATTTCATCCGTGATCTGTTCTAGGTCTTTGATCTGCGCTTGCGTATAGTTTGCCAAAAGCGTTTTTAGATCGCCGCGTGATTTTAAAATTTTATATCTTGCGAGGATTTTTACTAAATTTATCCTCATTTTTCACCCTCGATCTTATCGATATATTCTACGTATTCGACTAAGTCTTTGTCTTTTATCGGCTTTTCTTCGGTGAGCCAGTCATAGCCGCACCTACTACACTTTCTCATGCGTATGTTTTTTAGCCCTTTTATCGTTTTTATTACGGTCGTTTTATCACTTGCACACTTTGGACAAAGCATTATTTCTCCATCTTCTTTAAAGCTATTAATACCTTTGATGCCTCGGTTTTCTTCAAATATTCGATTTTTAGGTATAAATTTTTAGTTACTCTTTTTATGAAAAACAGCAAAGCCCTATCGCTTGTATCGTTTGCTACTCTTTGCCAAAGGCATCTTATGGCGTATATTTGGCTCGCCGTAGCAAACTCTGTCGTAACTGGTTTTGGGCTATCTTTGCCGTCCATAACGGCTATTAAATTTATAAGCTCTTTTACTTTTAACTGCGCACAGCTTTTTACGCTCCATCCGCTTAAAAACTCTTCCCATGCGTCGTTTTGTTTTGCGTGTTTATAAAACGGGTGCGTGTGGATGATTGCTAGAAGCTACTTTCTATATATTTCTTGTTTTTTGGTCATTTTACGTCTCCGGCATATACGCTTTTGCCGCTTTCAAGATCGGCGATTATATGCTTTCTTATGCGTTCAAAGCCCAGTCTTATAGATGGATCCTTGGCTCTGTTTTCAAAGCTGCCGTTACTTAGCTCTTCGTATGGCTTCTTTTCTTCTTGCATGGCTTTTGTATCGCGTGGCAGGCGGTAGATCGCCTCGCAGTCTATCTCGCGAAATATAATGCCCGCTGCTTTGATCGCGGCAAGGTTATCGGCCCAAAACTCTCTTAGTCTAGCTTTGATATTTTCCTTGTTCAGCTCGAAAGTCTGCTTTGCCGCCGGATGCGAAAAGACGAAATGCAAATTTATACCGTTTATCACGGCATACTTAAATATCTTCTCGCTTATTAGTCCATTTAGGGCAAATTTAGCCATATCGTTTATCAGCTTTCTTTTGTTTAGTTCTGTTATAGTTTCGTGCATTTTAAAACCTTTTAAAGAACGTTTTAAGCCGTTTAAAACGCTCTTTAAAGGGCTTAAAGCCCTTTAACGCGAATTCTTAGTTTCGCTCGCCTTACGAATCTAGGTAAAAGCCTATTTTTATCATCCCTTAAGCCCTTAAAGTTGTGCCACAGGCCTTGAAATACGCTTTCTTTCATTTCCCTACCTCCAAACTCTCGATTTTAGGCACTATGCGGAAGCTATCTTTTACCGTCCTAGTTAGCCCTAGCTTTACGAGATCTTCGTCTTTTAGCTCCGCTAGAGCGTCTTTGTTGGGTTTTTCCTCGTATATGATGCACTCTTTGGCTAGCCCGTAGCTTTTGATCGCCTTTAGCAGGCTTTCTACTTTAGCTTTTATGCGAGGCAAGCTTACACTTTTAGTTAGGCGGTAACCGATCTCGCCGAACGTAAATTCTTTTGAGCGTTTTTCGGCAAATTCGTGTTTATTTTCCTCACAAAAAAACGTGATTTGCTGCTCGATATAGTTTTTCTCGCTCTCCAGTCTCTCTACTTCGGCCTTTCTGCTCTCTTTTATGCGGTTGCACTCAAGCGTTACTTCGCCGTTGATCTTTTCGATGCCCACGCTTAACTCGCATACCTTTTTTAGCGCGGTATCTATATCGCTAAAGCTTTTGATTTCCATATTTTACTCCTCGTTTAAATTTTTATTGTTTGGAATCCTAAAACCCAGCATATAAAGCGGGACTATCCTTTTTATCATGGACTCCGGATGAGCCCTGCCTCTTAAAAAGTCTATTAAGTCTTGTTTGGTCTCTCTCATGGTCGTGTGGCACCAAACACCGCTTATATCGATATACTCCCAGTACCAAAGCAACTCGTCCTCTAGAAAATAATCCTCGTTGAGATCATTGCCCGGCTGATAAAAGCTCTTGCCTTTTTCGTAGTTATATATCATCTCTTCAGTTATCAGCGTGCCGCCTTTTTTGGCTATGCTTTTACCCTCAAAGCTTCGCTTAAACGCTATATCGTCCGTTTTGAATCTGCACGTTTTTGGCTTAAAATCCGGCTTTATTCGGTATTCGAAAAAATCAAAATTCCATCCGTCATCAGTATGATCACTCCAATCATCGCGAGTGTCGCCTTTTTCTCTAAACTGCACATCCTTACCGTCGATAAAAGCTTGCATGATCTTGATTTGTTGCTTTACGCTTTCTTCCAATGTCATCTCTTCTCCTTTCTAAAATTTTAAATTTCTGTGCGAATCTCGCTTTACAAACGTATCCGTAAAGAGTAGCGACAGCTAAATTTTGCTTTGCTCTCTTTACGATCCGCACCTTCATTTTTCACTCAAACAAACTAAATTTAAGCTCGCTTAGGCCGTATTCTTTGGCCCACGCCGCCTCTTGTGCCACACCATCGCTTTTATCGTTCCACTTGCATGGATAGCGATAGTAGTAGCTACACACTCTAAGCAGCTCTTCACAGTTTTTCATTACTCTTTCGCGCTCAAGCTCGCTATATACGTCCATCCACGCAAGCACGGGCGAGATAGGCTCGTAGCCGTTTTGCCTGACGATAGCGCAAGCCTGCTGCGCTATTTGCTTTGCATAATAGTTTCTGTCTTTATCTTTGCACTCGATGCTAGCATAAGGCGTAGAAACAAAGACGAGTCTTGCTGTTTTCATCTGTTCTCCTTTCTTAAAATTTAACTTTATAGGAAGCTCCGTAGAGCTCCCGAAAAATCAAATCTAAGCCGCCGTATCGATTATTTTGCCGTCGGCTGTTCTTATGATATATTTGCCCACAAGCCTAAACATGCTCTTTGAATAGTCGGCCTTTTGGCCCTTTATCATGCTACCGCGCCTTATGCCCCTTATTTCGCCTTTTGCGTTTACGCTCATCTCATATCCTTTTGCTTCGAAATTTCTTACCAGCCTAGCTAGCCCCGCCGCTTGCGTTGGCTGCGCCGCACAAGTTTTAAAAATATTTACCGTCATCACGCTCTCCTTGTTTGATATACTAGATTGGCTGCTACTTTAGCTTCGTATCCCAAGGCCAAATTTAACGAAGTTTTTTCATATAGCCTTGCATTGTCGCCTTCGGCTAAAAACTCCGCTATTTCCCCATCTATTCCGTTCATTTGACCGATTTTTATAAGCTCGTCCCTACTTAAAACCATCTCCGGAGAGTAAGTAAGCCTGCTTTGTAAATAGCCGCCGAGCTTATCTATACGTTTTTTAAGCACTCCAAGACCTACTGCTATTACGGCTATACCTAGGTTATTTCGTTTACCGTACTCGTAAATTTCCCTTAAAAGCTCAAATTTTCTCTCAAACGTTAAGTCGTTGTCCTTTACGAACAAATCGGCTTCATCCACGATTATTAGCCTCGTTTTGCTCTGCGTTATAGCCTCGCAAAAGGCTTCGAATTTATCGTCCGTGTTTCCGCTCGGTTTTTCGCCGATAGCCCGTAAAAGTAGACTCATAAATGCGCTTGCGCTTAGGCTTTTGCGAGCTTTGACGTATACTCCGCCAAGCTCGCGCGCCGTCATTTCTAGTAAAAAGGTCTTTCCCATACCGCTTTCGCCTAAAATTAGCTCGAAAAAGCTAAGATTAGAGCCGTTCATTTTAAAAATCCTATCTCTAATCTTTTCTTGCGCCGTGCTTAGCCAAACTTCGCTTTTAGGCGTCTTTGCCTCTTTTTTTTCGGCGTTTGCGGCCAAAACTCTATCTAAATACGCCTCGATCGCCGTCTCGTAAAGCTCGGCCTTAGATGAAGCGTATTTGCCGTTTATGACGCCGCTTACCGTTCCCCCGCCTTTACCTATGGCTTTGCCTATCGTTTCTAGCGTTTCGCCGTAAGCTTGGCAAAGCTCAAATTTTTCCTTTAAACTCATACCCATAAATTCTCCTTTTACATAGCTTTAAGCAACTCTTCATTACTCATCGCTATTTTTTTATTGATTTTTCTAGTTTTCTCGTTTTTTACTTTGGTTTCGTGCGCGACGCTCGTATATGCGTTCATGGCGTTAGCTCTCTTGTATAGATCAAAGTAATATCCAAACGCCGCCCTTACCGCCTTGGTTACGGCTTCGTTTTTAGCTATCTGCGCTTTTACTTTTTCGTGATCTCTCGGATCTATCCTATCTATGATATTTGCCTCGCATAGCGCTCTATGGCTATCCATATCCACGATATTTACTCTCTCGTAGTCGTTCTCGTTTATGCGCACTTCCACCGTTTCGCCGTTAAATTTGCAAAGTTTCGGATGGCTATATGTGCGTTTTTGCCCCATTATCGTTAGCGTTACGCCGCTATTTTTTACCTTGATGGCGCGGCGCTCGCTAAATATAAAATCAAGAGTCGTCTCGTCAAACACCGCCTTTGGCTTGGCGTCTAGCTTTTCAAGAAAGCTTTTCATAGGATATATTTTGCGGCTCGCGTTATAGTGCTCGTTCCACCACCTAATCCCTTGCTCGAAATAGCCGATAAAATCCTCGTAATTTAAAGGATTCTCCTTCATATATTTTTTGATGATCTCTTGTGTGTCGCCCCGTTTATCTTTGTGATAGCTAGCTCCCCCTCGCTCGAAAAACACTATCTCGCTCATACGTCTTTGAACATGGTTAAAGATATTTTCGATAGGTTTTGCGCGCGAGTTTCCCGGCTTTGCTTTTTTGTGTATCATGTTTGGCGCAAGATCGTCGAAGTCTCTAAATTTTATGCCGCTTAGCTGACTTCTTACCTGCTCGATGTAGTTACTTAGCTCTGGCTTGCCGTTATCGGTGTATATAGCGTCCGCCATGCCGAATCTTAGCGCGCTTTTTAGGCTTCTTCCTACGCTTAGGCGGTTATATTTGCCAAACGTTACATCCACGCCGATTATCGCTCCGCTTCCCATATCTATCCATACGTAAGCGTTTGGATTTAGCACCTCTCCGTCGGGGCCGATAGCGTCAAAATCAAACACTATCTGATCGCCGCAAACTAGCTCCATGCTCTCGTAGCAGTTTAGATCCCTGATGATATGAGAGGCTATCTCGTTTCTCACCCCTCTATCTCCGGCGGTTGCGCGAAGCAGCATAGCCTTTATTTCAGGCGTAGCGGTCAGGCGAGCAAAGCTCTGGTAAGAACCTATGTTTAGGTTGTTCTCTTTTGCGTAAATTTCAAGCTTTTCGTAAACGAACCTTTTAGAGCTCAAAGGATTATGTAACATTAACCCGGTCGCCCACTCTAAAGCCTTCATTTCAAAGCTAGAACTCTTAAAACTAGCCCTAAAATCAATGCTTAACTCATCGTCTTCTATCTCTACGCTCTCGTTTTTATTTAGTTTCGCCCAAGCATAAAGCGTTTTTAAACTAACTCCGTACTTTTTAGCTACTCCTTGCCCCCACATAGTCTTACTCATGCCTTTTGGGCAGTTTTTTAGCTCTCTGACGGCTTTTAGCTTATTCATATTTTCTAAATCCTCGATTTTTATCTTTACCTGATCTCGGCTTGCGCTTTTAGCCTCTACTTTTTCGCAAGCTTGCGCTCCGCAAAGCAGATTACGGCTATCGCCGCCGCGCTCGCAGCAGCCGTTATCATCCATAATATATCCATCGCTAACTGCGCTATCCACAGCGCTGCAAAAATCGGCGCTATCGCTACCGCGGCTATGATCAAGGTTAGCGTTAATACTATTTTTCTCATCGTCTGGCTCCTTTTTGCTTGGGTCGTCGTTTGTTACGACGTCGTCGATCCAAATTTGAAGAGTTTTACCGCCGCGACCAATGCCGTCGGTGTAGATAAAGTGTGATATATTACACCCAATAAGACAAATTTTTTTGCCTGCTCTTTCTGCTCTTTGTGTAGCCTTTTTAATGGTTTCGTATTTTACGCCCAAAATTTCAGCCGCTTGCTTAGAATTTACCCACATATTAGGCTACTTTTATCCCGTCTTTTTCTAGTATTTTACGAGCCTTTTGGCTCACGTAACCTTTATATAGGCTGCTTAAACTAAGGCCGCGCATCTCGCAGTAATCTTTAAGATCGTATTTTAGTTTTCGCTTAACCGCTTTTGTGATTGGTTTTGCTAGATTTGCCACTTTTTCTCCTTCTGACCTGTTTTTAAAAAATCTATTTGCTCTATTCCTTGCTAGTTTTAGCATTTTTACTAACCTTTCTATAAATTTCCTAGCATTTTTACTAATAAATTTAAGAAAAATTTAGTATTATTTCTCAATAGATTTAGAATTATAGCGTAATATATTACTACTTGTCAAGATAAGGTGTAATATTTTAAAGGATTTTCATGAGCTTGTCTACAAAACTAAAAGAGCTAAGAGCAGTAAGACAATGGACCCAGGCGGATTTGGCAAAACATTCCGGTGTTTCACTTGATAGCATAAAAGGCTATGAGAGCGGAAAAACAAAAAATATTACTGTCGAGAATTTGCAAAAAATAGCTGTTGCCCTTGGCGTAGGCGTAAATAAATTCTATGATAAGAATTTATCTCTTGAAGAATTTCAAATGTCCCTTATAAAAAATAATCGTGTCCCTAAGTTGTCCCTTAGTGATAACATTTTGTCCCTTAATACTCCAAACCTTAAAAACTCCCAACTAGAGCAAATCAAAAACGATCAAATTTATATAAGACAACTCAGCTCGAGCGTAGGCGCAGGCGAGAGTGTCGATATTGACGGCATAGAGATTTATGATACCGATATTCTTGTGCCGTTCTCGCAAATGCTCTTTAAAGTTCGCCCTAAAAACACTGATAGAGTACGCTGCATGAAGGTAGACGGCTACTCTATGGTGCCGATGCTCTTCCCCGATAGCTGGGTGATCGCGGACGTTACAGCAACTTTTGCCGGCGATGGATTATATATCATAAATTATTGCGGTAATTTTATGGTTAAGCTACTTCAAAAGTCGCCAAACGGCGTACTACACATTAAAAGTATCAACAAAGACTACGAAAGCTACGATATTGGGCCGGATGACGATGTAAATGTATATATCGTCGGTAAAGTCCTAAGATGCGTGATTTAAAGGGATTTTGAAGCTTTTGAAGCAAATTGAAGCTTGTTTTTTAAAATGCGAAAAAAATGCCTAAATTTTGCAAATTTTGCATTTTGAGTTCTCATTTTTTACCTTACGTCCATACCTATCCAAACAACGTTTCTAACGCTATTTGCTCCACATTTTTATCTGTTCTCATTTTTTACCTTTTGCATAAGATTTATCAAAACGTTAAAGAGGAGAAATAAAAATGAAGTTTATTAATTTATTTTTAATAGCCACTTTAGGTATTACTTTTATTTATGCAAAAGAAAAAGTTGATTGTGATGACCCAAAAAATACGCCTAGATATGTGGGGGGGGTTTATGGTTGGAGGCAAAATGGAGTGCGATGTTAATCGCGGCACTGCGGAGCGTGCCAAACGCGAGCTTGATATGACTATCGGCAGAAACCCCGTTACGGGCAAAGTAACGTCAAAGGCGGAGCTAGCAGGCGGCGACAAAGCTACTAATAAGCTTGAGGCAGCGCAGATGAATTTCGGCAAAGCGGAGCAGGCGCTAAAAGACGCAGAAGAGGCTTACGAGGGCGACCGCAGCGTTAAAAACTCTCGCCGCGTCGATAAGGCGCGTAAGGCGTTTGAGCAGGCGCAGTTAGACCTTGAAGCGGCGGAAGAGATAAAGGAAAAAGCCGATAAGAAAAAGGACAAGTAGCCTGCTCCAATTTGAGTTTGGACGAGCCAAGGATCAAGAGGGAAGCCCTCTTGATCAAATTTAACAATCTAGCGCTTAGCCCCAGGGCGGTGAAACCGCCGAAGGGGTATATTTGAATTTAGCTTAAATTTAGCCGAATTTATCTTTCAAATTTAACTATCTTTTACTCCAAAGCCTGCGCCAGATCGGCGATGAGGTCGTCGGCGTTTTCTAGGCCGACGCTTATTCTGATTAGTTCTTTTGTTATGCCCGCTTTTATTAGCTCCTCGCTTGAGAGCTGCTGATGCGTGGTGGAGGCCGGGTGCGTGATGAGCGACTTGGAGTCGCCGATATTTACGACGATTTTAAAGAGCTTTACTTTGCCCAGCATCTTTACGGCGCGCTCATAGCTGTCGGTTTCAAAGCACATTAGCCCGCTAGCCATGCCGTCTTTAAAGTATTTTTGCGCCTTTTCGTGCTCTGGATCGCTTTTTAGCGCAGGGTAGGTCACGCGTTTTACGTGTTTATGCGAGTTTAAAAACTCGGCGATCTTGCGCGCATTTTGCGAGTGTCTCTCGATACGAACGCTTAACGTCTCAAGCCCCTGGATGAGCTGCCATGAGTTAAAAGGCGAGATCGTAGCGCCTATATCGCGCACCAAAGCCACTCTCATGCGTAGCGTGTAGATATCGAATTTATCGGCCATCTGCGCATAAACTAGTCCGTGATAGCTCTCGTCGGGCTCGTTAAAGTGCGCGTATCTGGCGTTGCCGACTAGCTTAGCGTTTAAATTTTTGCTAGCTACTACTGCGCCCGCTAGGCTTAGACCCTGGCCGCAGATATATTTGCTCGCGCTATGCACTACGACGTCTACGCCGTGATTTAGCGGCTGGAAAATGATTGGTGTAGGCACGGTGTTATCGGCGATCGTTACGACGCCGCGCTTATCTGCTATCTCTACAATCTTTTTAAAATTCGGGATTGCGATTTGCGGGTTTGATAGCGTCTCAAAAAATATCGCGCGCGTTTTGTCGTCTATCAAATTTTCAAGATCGTCCGCGCTGTCGCTGTCAAACACCCGCGCCTCGATACCGAAGCGTTTAAGCGTGTGCATGAAAAGAACCATCGTTCCGCCGTAAATTTTCTTTGCCACGATGATGTTGTCGCCGACTGCGGCCAAATTTGCGATCGAGTAGAAAATCGCCGCCTGACCGCTGGCCGTCACGATAGAGGCCGAACCCTCCTCGAGCGCTGCTATACGGCTCTCTAGCACGTCCGTCGTCGGGTTGCCGAGCCTCGTGTAGATGTGGCCCGGAGCTTCTAGCTGAAATCTCGCCGCAGCCGCCTCGGCGCTACCGAAATCATAAGCCGT